AGTTCATTGACGCGATGGGAGGTGATGGCCACTTCCTCGCCATCGATCCGCGCTTTACCGCCGCCGATTAAGCCTTGGCGAATGACTTCGACCAGATCGGAGACTTTCCATGCGGCCTCATTGGGAGCGCCCGTTTCTTCACCGCCGCCGATGATGTAGCGGCCCCTTAACAGGCGCGCGAAAACCTCACCCAAAGGGCCGCACTTGGTCTCGATTTCATTGATCTGTGCTAGGCCGAGACGGAAATCATACTCGCCATCAGCAAAGGCCAAAGCGACCCAGGTCTGCATGATTACGCATCCACCCAAACCCATTCGCCGTCTGACGCAATGGCGAGCGAGAGTGTCGAATATTCACCGCCAGCTGGGCCGCCATATTGGACGTTCATCAGCTGGGCAGGTCCTTCCCAGTAACCGGCATCAATGGCATCGCCAGCGGGCTCCGCAACTGCAAACCGGAACGTGCGAGGAGAGCCTTCCTCAACAAGCGTGCGGATGAGCGACGCCTGCGCGCGGTTATAAAAACCCTCGCCGCTCAGATCCCACTGGCGGCCTGTAATGTTGAGCCGGCGGATCGGCACATCTTCAGGATCATCGCAATCCGGAATAAAGATGTCGCCACTGTTCTTGGCGTAAGTGAAAGTCTTGGTGCTGAGCCCGCAGATGCGGACGAAGGTGCCGCTATCGCTGGGCTGCTCGACAAGGAGGTCGATATATGTGCCCTTGACGATGTCAGGCTGGCTCATGGAATTCTCCGCTCGGGCGCATATGCTGTCCCGGCGGAGATTACGGTCAGGGGTCTGGCTAGGTTACGGAGGGTTAGAAGTCGACGACGGGCGCGGCAGGGCGCTTTGAAGGCACGCTAAAGTAAAAGCTGGCCTCGTCGATCTTGGTGCTGATCGATCGATAATCCGCCTCACCATCGGCGAAACACCAGGTGGCCGTTTCGCGCTCGAATTGTGCGCCGTATGCGTTTTGCATAACATTCGTGCGCGTTCGGCACGGCTCTCCATATTTGGCAACCAGCGCTGATCGCAGCGTGGGACCATCGTTTTTTGGGACTGTCAGGAGAACAGCCTCAAGGCCGGCATAACCGTAAAACACGGACATGGACTTGGCCCACAATCCAGCGATCCTGATATCCTGATCGACACACATCCTGCGCCCATCGCCGATCTTGGCGCAGCCCTTTTCAGGCGCGGGATCGCCGGCACGAAGATCACGAAACTCGAATTTCGGCAGTGTGGGAGTGTCCTGCGCAACCGCGCTGGTACAGACTAGAAGGCCGCTAAGAAGCCACGTCCGCCCTGATGTCCACAATCCCATGCCACGCATCCCCTTCATCGCCATCCTGAATCGTCCGGCCGCCGGTTACCACGATTGAGGCGTGAGCGGGATAGGCTGCCTGGAGATCGAGTTCGGCACCATCGAGGGAGGCGGCCAGAGCGGCCTTGATGGCGGCTGTCTCTTCTTCAGCGTTTGGGCCGCGCTGAAACACGTGCACCGCCACGTTGACCGTCGACCCATCCAAGCACGAGGCACGCAAGGGCGTGTCGATCGAAGCGCCGTACAGGATGAAGGGCCATTGCGGCTTAGCCGGCCGCTGCGGAGGATAGATGCGCGAAGCTGGCACCAACGCCGTGATCGTACCGTCAGCCTTCAGTGCCCGAAGGATCGCTTTGCGGAGTGGGATGCTGCTGTCTCTCGCCATTATCGTTGGCGACCTGCAGAATCGGCTGATAGGCAAATGTCGGGCCCACCATGAGCAGGAACGTGGCGTTTAGCCACATTTCCGTTTCCTCGATCGTAGGCGGACGCGACATTCATGCGAGTGCTACCAGATAATCGCTCAGGCCGCTACCGTGCGGCCGAGGATCAGGATGTCATAGGTTACGCCGGTCGTCCCGCCGCTATTCGCGACGTTAAGCAGATCGCCGGTGCTGGCCGTGACCGCCCATCCGCTCTTTGACGCGAGCAATTGATATTCGCCGGGCTTAACCGCGACACCATCGCCAGCGGCGAGAAACGGCCCGATGAAGCCATTCGAAGTGGGGCGAGTGATGTTGACGTTATTAGTGTTGCCCGCAGCTGCCTTTACGTAAATCAGAACGATCTCTGCAGCCGTGATCGTTGCCCCGAATGCGCTGGCCAGAACGCCGGCAAGATCCAGATCTTCGTTCGCAGACGCCGACAGCGTGCGCGTGTCGCTGAACAGGAGATCGCACTTGTTGACCGCGTCCGTACCGGCAACGATCTGCAGAATTTCCTCGATCGGGTTGACCGTCATTTTTGGCGTGCCCAGATCATTCGTGCCGGTCAAAGCGGCCTTGATGCGAAGCTCGATGCTCGCGGTGACACCTGCAACCATGATTATGCTCCTTGTGCTTGTGATTTAGATCGACGGATCACTCGGTTGACCGCGTTACGAATGCGCAGCGTTACGTCGCGGCGTCGCTTGGCAACCGCCGGCCGCATGTACGGCCGTTCGGCCATTTTGCTCGTCCCGTACTCTAAGTCAGCCGCGTAAGGTGCGTTGCTACTGACTTCGACTTTGAGCGGCGCGACCTGTACGGTCTCGATATTGAGATCGAGCACATGGGTGTTGGAGTTGGGCGGCTCACCAGGGAGCGAGACAACATGATTTTTTCCGCTAACGGAACCCGTGGTTATGCTCAGCTCGGCCTCGATCTCAATGTCTTGGCCTCCTGCAAATAGCTCAGCACCTATTTCGCGCACCATCTCCGGGCCGGTCATGCCCTTGAGGCGCGCCGAATAGGCTTTGTCGCCGGTGACCTTAGGCACGTTGGCCTCTAAGTTGGAAGTAAGCACCCGCCGGATCCTGCGTCACCGCAGCGATAGCCCAACGCTGCCCCTGCACGGTGATTTCGTCCCCGGTGCTGATGATCGCCACGCCGGCAGCCAGCACATATATGACCTGATCGCGATCCGTGTACCCGGCGAGGCGCATACCCTCGGTCGTGCTATCGAGCTGCGCCTTGACGTCCTCATCTGCCCAGCCGGCGTTGATGATCGATCCGCCGTCGTCATATTCCGGCTCAAGTCGGCGATGCAGAACGGCGTCCAGGTACATCGGCGCGAACACCGCTGCGAAAGCCGCTGCGATCTGGCCGTCCAACAAACCCATCACAGCACCCAGGGCGGAAGCGGTCCCGCGTAGCCGTTGAATTGGTCGTAAGCGGGGAGACAGCCGCCAGCTGTCACGCGAGGTCCGCCTTTATTCTGGCGAAGCAGCATCACGAACTGGCGACCGTATTTCGTCGACCCGTAGCCGCCCTCAACCGATTGAGACGCGGCCTTGTCGGAGATGCTCATCGAGAATGAGCCTGAGCGGATGTTGGTCACGCCTTCAGGGAGGCCGGATGTGGCGCCAGATGCACCGATTCCATTGGACGCCATCCCATGCGCCGCCAACATGATCAGCCCGCGCTTATAGTCGCCCTCGAACCATGATTGATCGACCGTGCGCTCGCTGTCCGTCAGCCAATATTGAACAACCGCATCGTCCACCGCCGAGAGCTCGGGATAGCGAAGCTTGAGTTCGGCAGGCGTCGGCGCGTCATAGGCCATGTCGCGAAGGATATGGCTGGGGAGGGGTGCGGGTTACGGAGGGTTTGAGGGCTATGCCTGCAACTGAAGGGCATCATGGCCCAACCGCCTGTGTTGCTATCGACCAGGAGGGAGCGGGGAACCCAAGCGCGGTATTCAGGCCGGGTGCGCGATTGTCATAAAGCGCGTTGCCGACCGCCACGCCGAAGCCATTTCCGTCAACAGAAGTGCTCGGTCCCGGGAGGCCATATTGATACCGGATCTTCGGCGCGACAGACGGCGTGGACCCAAGCGTCAGCGTGACCTGCGTGGCGCTCGTGATCTGAGCGTCGGAAACCGTGATGTTGGAGGCGAAGTCGTTGTCGCTGACCGTGTAGCCGGTGAGCGCCCCGGAATATGGCTTTTGCAACCCTGTCCCGCCGTTGTGGGAATAGGTCAGGACGATGCTGCCCTGCCCCTGGTTCCAGAAAATATACTTCGGCTTGACGATGTTTGCGATTTCGACCGATTGCGCCCGCCTCACTGAAGTCGGGTTGGTATAACTCTCGATCGACGCACCGTTATCGGCGGCCGAGGTCGATCCGATCTGGCAGTTGAGCTGCGAAGCGAGCAGGTTGATAAGATTGGTCTCGCCATATCCAAGCGTGCCGTTCAGGGCTTGCCAGCCCTTCACGTACGAACCGGCAGCATCGTAGCTGTCGGGTTGAGAGCCCGGCTCATTACCGAAGTAGCGCGTGCAACCAGTGGCGGTTGCTGGCGCGACGATCGTCCCCGAGCTGTTGAGACGCAGATTCTGCATGATCGACTGGCCCATCGTCATGAAGGTCACGCCGATGCCGAACTGCCGCTGGATCGTGATGGGCGTGCCAGCGGCGCCCTTGCGGACCTGAAGGACATATCTCGTGAAGCCGGTGGCCGGAACGCCGGTCATCGAGCCCGAGAACGCCCCGGTGAACGTGCCGAGATTCTGCCAATCGGTGATGATATTCGACTCATTCAGATACTCAACGACGCGCGCGTAGATCGCGTCCGCTGAGCCGGTCACGGTGCCCTCAACCAACAGGCTCGTGGTGCTATTCCCTGTGCGTGGCTTTACCGCGTTCGCGTAGAAGTTGCTGACCCGAACTTCGTCAGCCGTGATGATCGAAGGAATTATCTTCGTCGCGCCGTAATTATCGAACGTGCCGTTGATCGTGGCTGTCTGACCTGCAATCAGATCGTCAACGGTTCCGCTGGTGGCCGTGAATGCCCACAGCCTGTCCCCGGCCCCTGCAGAGAAGGCGACAAGCTGCCGTGGGTCGACGCCCTGGGCGACGCGCCGCATTTGGGAGACTGTAAGGGCTGAACCGACCCGGAAAAAGCGTTGCACCGCGCAGTTGCCGTTGTTGAGCAGGCCGCCGGTTGTAATGTTGAACATGACAAGTTGCGCGGGCTTCGCGGCGATAGTGGCGAACAAGGTGCCGGCCGCATAATCGATCATCACCGGATCGCAGCCTGGATCGATCAGCCAGAATTCCATGTTCGCGCCGCGACGGACAAGAAACAGGCAGCGCGCCTGCATGCCTTCGAAATTGCTGCTGCGCCATTCGCTGGTGAGGATAGGGTAGCGGCCACTGGCAGCATAATCCTGCGGCGCGGTTCTTCCGCTGATGGGGTTTCCGGCATCGTCTCGGCCAGTGACGGTAAGCGTCCTGATGGTCGGGCCAGTCGTGCCGGACTTGAGCGAGCCGAAGATGTTGAGCGTCCCTGCCTGGCTGAACATCGTGTCGGATGCGTTGCCAAGCGACAGGATCGGCTGGGTGACGACGGCAGCGTTCGTGGTGAGACCGACCGCGACGGCGATGGTGAAGTCACCCGCCGGGATGCTGAGATTGCCAAGTTCGATCTTGCCCGTGCCCGATGCACGGCGGAGGGCTATGTCGGAGATGGGCTGATAGACTATAGGGGCGGTGTCGCCCGCTGCCCCACTCGACACCGAAGACGAAGATGACCGCAGGCTTTCCCCAAACCCGAAGCCGAGCGCGAAGCCCGTCATCAGTAGAGCGCCAGAATGTCCGCTGCGGTCGTCCCCGTCGCGCGCACATATTGCGCCCGGAACGGCAGGATCGCACCCGATGGCACATTCTTCCACACCTGATCCGCCTCACCATTCACGCCGCGCATGGTGATCTATCCGCCGGTGCCGACATATAAGGCTTTGGGAATGTCGGTCAGCGGGTTGGTGTCATGCGTCGTCACCGCCAGCGCCTTCTCGGACGGGGTGGACATCTTGTCCGGTTCGGTTGCGAATGTGTCTGCCATATCACCTCACAAAAAGGGCCGCCCTCACAGGAGAAGCGGCCCATTGGCTTCCGGCGGAGAGGGCCGGTTATTCGGTTGCGGCGGCTGCGCGCTTGGCTTCGATCGCGTCCTTAATCACAGGAATGGTAGCACCATCCTCGATCTCGACTTCCTCGGCAGCGGCGATTTCGAGCAGCTCGGCCTTGTTCTTGCCTGAGAGCGAAACGGGTTCATCGGCGATCGAACCACCCTTCTCGCCATCAAAATCATGGTCGAGAGGATCGCTGAATTCGAACCATCCGGTTTTCTCAGCGTCCGCCCCCTCGGCATCTTCGATATCGAGATCCGCGAACTTGCCGACCTCGATCATCACCAGTTCACCCTCGGTCGTCCAGATGCCGCGCGGCCCGTCGGAGATGTTCGTGACCTTGGTCATGTCTCAATCTCCTCAGAAGCTGTCGCGGTAGACGATCGCCTTGGGCAACCGCACTTCGACACCACCGACGTTCATGATGCCGCCGACCTCGTAAGTCATGGACGACTTCTGGAACGGCGGAAGGAACTGGTGCGGTCCAGGCAGGTGGAACTTAAGAACCTGCGGGCTGCGATCATAAGCTACCAAGCGCTTCGTGTTCGAAGTGCCGGCCGTTTCCAGAGCGCGGCTCTTGAGGATCGTCAGCGATTCCCCGGCAGTGTTGTTGCGCTGGAGGAAGCTTAGGATCGTCTCGCCGGTGTCGGTAACGCGAACCGAAGACACATAGTTGTAGCTGCTGGTCGGAAGGATCAGCGTATTCGCAACATGCGTCTCGCTCGTGCCGGTTTCCACCGCAGTGATCGCCTCGTTGATATCGCGGAGGATCTGATCCGGGGTCTTGGCAGACCATAGGCGCGAAGGGCCGGTGCCGTCATTCGCCACCTGGGCCGAAGGAGCCGAGGCGTTGTTGACGAAGCCCGTCCAGCCCTTTTCAGCCTCGCCGCGCGGGGTCTGGCCGTTCATGGCAATGCCGTAGATGAAGCGATCAGCGGCAAGCTTGGCAGCCGCCGCCTTGTCGGACGAGAGCGAGCGCCCCATCTTCGCAGCGCGCTGCAGTTCCTGCGTGTTCCACTCGTAGCCGACGGCCGCGAGGTGGAAGTTCTTCGTGAACTGCGTCATCTTGCTCGACGCATAGGGCATGTCGAAGCCAGCGCCGGACATGAATTCCGCCTGGCCGACCTGATCCATCGAATAGACCAGCGTACCGACGTCCCACATGTCACCCGAGCTATCGACGGTCATGAACCGCGAAATGTCGAACGAGGGATACCGGGTCATGTAGACCTCGGTCTCGATGCGATAAAGCTGCGGGGTCAGGAAGGCGTAGCCAACCTGAGCATCGTTGAAGAACGCGTCCGCCTTGTCCTCGAAGGTCTTGGCGAGGCGTGCATGATCCGCCGCCCAAAGCGCGATGACCTGCTTCTTGATGCCCGCGTCAGCGAGCAGGAAAGCATGAGGATCGGTGATCTGGCCCGAAGCGCTATCGTAGAAAGTCGTGATGGCGTTCATTGGTGCCCCCTTAGCGCTTGACGATACGGCACAGGCCGTCGGTGATGGTTTCATCGGCAATCCAGCCGGTCGCGATGTGCGTGGCGTCTGCGGCCGTCGAACCGATGAGATCAGCTGCGCCGCCACCGGTGCCGACCGTGATGGCAGCGCCGTCGGTGACAGCGCCCTTCACATTGACGTAGATGGCGCCGAGCGTGAGGATCGGCACGTTGTCGTACTGCTGATATTCGTCGGCATCCTGCCCAGCGATTACCGCCTGTCCCGCCGTTGCGATTGCCCAGCCGAGGAAGGTCGCAAGAGTGCCGACCGTCAGCGTGCAGCCATGATCGCCCGAGCCGCGATAGACGGGCTGACCGAAACCGATGCCCGCCGCGGTCTCGCATGTGCGCGAGATGCGATTGGAGGTCTCGCCATTGGCAACCATGCCGGGATAGCCCTTGGCAACGGTCTCGGTGTAGGAGGTCTGAAGCTCAGCCATTGCTCAATTTCCCTCAGTTATACTGCATGTTGCGGGCGAGATTGCGGACCGATGCCCCGTTCGATGCGTCGGTGACCGTGCGAAGGCCGCCGGAAATTGCATCGCGGACGGGATCGGTCTTCTTGTCCTTCGCAGCGTCTTCCGCGAGGATGTCGAAGCGCGCATCAATGTAGGCAGCAGGCTTGTCCTTGACCGCTGCATCACCCAGCTTGGCGACAACAGCCGCCTTGCGGATGTCGGCATCGCTCAGGCCGTCGGTCTTGATGTCAGCGGCGATCAGTTTGGCGGTTGCAATGAGGTTGGAGCGGGCCGCAACCAGCGCGTCGAGCGCAGCCGCATCGAGCACCTTGCTCTTGAGATCGTCGATCTCGGCGTCTTTCTTGGCGATCACGCCATCGTGCGCAGCCTGTGCGGTGGCGCCGTCCGCAATCTGCTTCTGCAGCTTCTCGATCGCAGCCTTGGCCTCATCCGAGACATTCGGCACCTGCAGACCGTCGATGATCAAAACATGCGGCATTTTGGGGGCTCCATCATTGAGCAAGCGGCCGAGCAGTTCGGCGGGGAGAGGGTTGCAGGGAGCGGCGTCGGTAATCCGACACTCAGGCCCGGCCCGAGCACGATCGACGACGGCGACATGGTTCCCGCGAATGGTCTTTTGGGTTGCCTGAAAGGGTGTTCCATCGGGCGCAGTGCCGTCGCCGAGCTCAAGCTCACAGCCGTAGCCATTGGACAGTTCGCGCTTGCCGGAATCGACAGCTGCGATCGTGTCCGCGTCCATCAGGACGAGATCGAACGCGAGATGATCGCCGTCGCGCAGCGCCTTGGCGACAACGCCCTTGGCGTGGGTCTTCCAATTATCAGCGGTGACGGAAACCGAGGGGTGGTCGTTCGTGACCGGCTTCATCAGGAAGCTACCTACCGAGCGTTCGTCGAAAACCTCGGATTCGGGGCGATAGACGGAAACCTTATCGGTCGCCTTGAAGCGTTCGCCCTTTGGGTCGACCTCGTAACCGAGATAATCCTGAACGCCGGCGCGTGCTGCCTTGGCACGCACGGCAAGATACCCGTCCGCAGTGCGGCGCGGTGCATCAAGCGTCAGGCGGTCGGATAAGAACATGGGCGCAAATTACGTTTGCGCCCGAAAAGAGGTTACGGAGGGTTAGGCCAGTTCGTTGATGACGGTGGTGTAGTCCGCCTTGACTAGCACGAAATGCTCTCTGTCGAAATAAATCGCAGTCAGATCGTCGGAGTATGGCTTCACGACGCGAACCAGATCACGGTTTACCGTCATGGGCTGGCCGCTGTCGTTAGTGAAATGTCTCTGCTTCATGCCGCACTTATGCCTTCACGCGCAGGAACCGTCCAGTCCTTGATATGGACCTTGAGGGAGATGTCATCCGCTATGGTAATGCCGCCTCAATCATACACTCTTTCACTTCGCCGGCCTCACCACCGTGACATCAGCCACCTCGGGGAAACACTTCTTCGCAAAGTGCTTCCAGATGTTCTTCACGGCCCCTCGCATTGGGCCGAAGCCGTACAGGAGAAGTGTACGCTGCTCGCCGTCATGCACCTCAAGGGAAAAGCTTGGCTCCTTCATGGTGCCACCAAGATTTTTATACCGGAAGTCGAGGCGCTGACCGTATTCGGTGTCGACCGCCGTGGCCTGGCCCATATCGCCTATAGCGAGCGAGCATTCGACTATTTCCTTGCGCTGAAGGCTGGTCGACGCGGTGGCATATGAGCGATCTGCGGGAAAGACGATCGCGGCGGCGATGAGCATGGTGATCATGGCGACGAGATATACCGGGATCGCAGAAGAGTCCAAAACGCCTTGATTAGGGCGCTCATGGATGGAATTCCGCGGATCTGCGGTTATCCAAACTCAACCACCGCCTGCTTCCGACATGCGCAAAAAGGAGGCACCCCAGGCATATCATCCGGCGCGATATCACCCTCCCCGTCCATGGATTTGCCCGTCGCTAGTTCGAACAGGTGGCCGTCGCGCTTCTTGTGCCACTCGCGCGGATGGGCCTTCCCCGAATGCCGATACCGAAATTTCTCAATCCCCGCTTGCGCCATGCGCTCGGTATCGAGGGCGCTGGTCAATTTCGATAGCTGGTCCGACGCTATCCCGATAGACCGCCGCCGCGACATGGCCATGGCTTCCCGGATCTCTGCCGCCACATCCACAGCCGGCTTCCGTTGCTGCAGCCCTGAGAACACCGCGTTCGATATGCGCTGCTCGGCCTGCGCGTCCACGTCGCGGATTAGCTGGACATTCCATGCAAGCGTTTCTTCCACGGCAACAGGCACGCCGGTTGCTATCAGGATCGTATCCAACGCGATGCCGGTCGCTGAGAGGACAACTCCGCGCCATTTGCCGCGGTGCCAGCGTTCTGTGCGCAAAGCCCAGCCCCTTAATCGCGGCGTTAACGTCAGCACCAGCCGATCGATCTCGCGGCCCAGATTTTCAAACAACGAACGCAGATCGTCGGCGCTGTCCGTATGCAACGGGGTCAGGGAGCGCTCATATTCAGCAACGATGCGGGGCGCGGCTGTTTCCCATGCCTTGACGACCTGCAGGTAGATGACAGCTAGATCGGCAGCCAAAGCCTTGGGGGGTTCGATTGACCTTAAGACGATCTGGCGCCGACGTGGGTTGCTGGTGCGGCGGACGGTCTCGGCGAGGGAGAAGCGCATCACTTGCCGCCTTCAATGACCCGCAATTTCGGCTTTCGATGCGTACCGAGGGTGCAAAACAGATCGAAGTCGTCTCGGAGGGTCTTGGCAGCCCATTCGGACGCGCGCGCCTCGCCATGGCGCTCGGCTATCGCCAGCGCGCAATCTTTCAAGGCGGCAAAGGCTGGGGTAAATGTGGCGGTCAGCTCCAGATAAATCTGCGCCATCACTCACGCTCCGGATCGATTTCCTCAAATATCTCCGGCCCAAGTTCGATCTTGCCGCGATAGGGCTCGACCGCTGACAGATCGACCGGCTCTTTCGTCAGCGAAATATGCGGCTGATAGTCCGGCCAATCCCAAGATGCGCCGTTGCGGATCATCTCTTCGTGCCGCCAGCCCAGTGACGAGGATGCGAACATCAGCACGGCTGCCATCCCGCCCAACGGCTCGACCACTCGCGGCCCGCCGGGCGCGATCGTAATCCCACCCTTTCCGTTATCCGACCAATTGTCGCCCATCTTGATCCAGTCGACCGGGGTGCGGCTGTAGGTGATGGTGACGTGCAGATCGTCGACGAGATCGGCGATGCCCTGCCCCTTCGCCCAAGCTGTGATCTCCGCGACGTTTGTGACCTTGCGGCTCACGTAAAGCGTTCGCGGACTGGCGTCGTTGGCGGCGATCTTCGGG